GTGGTGACTACACTGATGATGGATATTTTGACTCATATTTTTCTGCCTTTGTCCCTTTTGGCAATGAGGCCATCAGACAATATAGTGATTGGCAGGGAGTGATGACCACATCATGTTTCCCCTACAGAGAGGAACAGGCAGAGTCATGCTCTGCACCTGGATGCAGGGATGGTTTTTGTTGGAATTCAGATAGTGAGGAGAATGTGGCCTGTAGAATATGCAAAGGAACAGGAAGAGTGATCACCAGATCACCCTTTGGAGTATTTTTGAGGGAGAAGGGGAACTCCATTTTGGATGGTGGGCAGTCTGGACCATCAGATCCCATGATCAGATTCATTGGACCACCAGTGGATGTGATTCAATATTCTGGCAATGCCTGGGAGACTCTTCTCAAAAAGGCAGAGGAGGCACTCCATCTCAACACCATTGATGAGTCACAGAGTGGAACTGCAAAGATGATTGACAGAGAGGACTCATTCATGGTCCTAACAAAAATCTCCAACAACATCTTTGATGAGATCATTTACAAATCACTTCAATTCATTGAAAAATATAGGAATGTGAGTGATCCAATGGATCCATTGATCATCAAACCTATCTCATTTTCCATGAAGACAGAAGAGGATTTGATTAATGAGATCAACCAACTGACTGACAAAAATGCCCCAGTGGCCTTTTTGGTAGAGACAACTAAGGATTTGGCAAAAAAGAGATTTAGTGGCAATAAGTCCATCTCCAGGATGGTGGAGATACTGGTGTCATACGATCCCATTTATCACATCAACTCAAAAGATAAGCAGGTACTTTTGGCCTCTGGCATTATCAAAAAAGATGATATTATAAAATCCCTTTTTGCCTACAAAATACTCATGAAATTGGTCACTGACAAAGGGAACACCTATTTGGAGAATCAACTTTCCACCATCTTTGCAGATCTGGACAGAGAACTTCAACCCATCGTCAACTCCTATGTTGGTGGTAATGTGATAGAACTGGCCCCTATAATCTAAAAAATTGGAGACATTCTCAACAGACATCCAGAGTCTGATCAATAAAAAGATCAAACTTATAAGTGGAGCAGACAAATCACTCTTCCAGAATTTCTCACAAATTGAAAAAAACATTGTGGATGGGGTGATGAAGCAGGTCAAAAAGATGAACATCAAAGATGGAGTGATCCTTTTTGATGATAAAAACATCTCAATGGTCAATGCCATCAACAAAGTCATTGCAGATGCCATCCAGGATTCATCCTATCCAAAAAATGTAAAGAACTACATCTCATCCTTTGACACCATCAAAGAGATGAATGTGGACATCCACAAAGATGTCAATGATCTGGATCCTGCAGAGATTGCAGAAAAACTCAACAACGTGCAGAAGACCAATGTGAACAATGTTTTGGACAACCTGGTCAGAAATGGGATGGAACAGGGATTTGTGGAACCAGTCAAACAGGGTATATTCAAAAATATTGTTGGAGGAATGAACCTGGAGGAATTTCAAAACTACCTGGAGACAACCATCCTATCTGATCCACTTAAACAGGGTCAATTCAAAAGATATGTGACTCAAATCTCCAGGGATGCCCTCAACCAATATGATGGGCAGATCAACCAACTAATTGCCCAGGATCTGGGACTGGATGCCTACAGATATGTGGGAAGTTTGATTGATGATTCCAGACCCCAATGCAGAAGATGGGTGGGCAAAGAGATCCTCCTAAAAGATGAACTTTCTAATGAGATCACCTGGGCCTTCAACAATGGATCTGGTATGATTCCAGGAACCAACACAGACAACTTTGCCACCTACAGGGGTGGATATTCCTGTAGACATTCAGCCATCCCATTCAAAATGACCAAAAGGGAGAGGGAGGAATATGATAAAATGGTGGCAGGTCAAATCATAGAGGAGGAGACTGCAGTGGATCAACAGATCAAAGAGATCAAAAATGATGTCCAGATCACTGCAAAAGAGAGGGCAAAGGCATTGGGGAACCAGGAACTGGATCAGTCTCTGTTCATCTCATCTCAATCCAAACAGGTCAATGATTCCTATAATTTAGTCATGGAAGGATCTGATGGGGCCAATGAAGTGGCCAACAAAAAAAACACCTTGGTGACTTTAAAAAATGATGCGGAGAATAGATCTGAATTGGCATCTCAAAAAACACTCAATGGAACAAAAAATCAGGGAAGATATTTGCCAAAAATTGACAAAAACACAAATGGTCATTGTGCAGTCAATGGAAGATATATGCAAATAATGTGGAAAGAGGGTTATGTTTGCGAATTCAAACCCATTCAAATGGACACTGAATTTGACAGACTGATTCAAATGGAGAAGGATGGCAAAGTCAGAATCATGAGTGACATGAAAGGAGACAATAATACACAGAGAATCATTGCAGTGATAGAACCAAAGACTGGAAATGTTTTGGCATCAATCTCAAAAAAAGCCCAAACATTCAAATGGTGGTCTATGTCTTCTGCAGGAGTGGCCAATAGGGGAGTGAGAAACATTGCACCCACCATCACCCATGAGAGTGGTCATCTCATTCAATTTGACAAAGATCCAGAGGTCTTATTTAGTGGAAATAACATGGGAGGATCTATGAGAAAATATCAATTGACCCTCAAAGATTCTCCAACAGAATATGGTGAGGCCAACAAAAAAGAATTTTTCACAGAGGCATACACCTTTTATACCTATGACAGAAAGGGACTTAAAACAAATCATCCCAAAGTCTTTGCCTGGTTTGAGGACTATGCCCAGTCAATAGGAATTAAACTTGATACCATAATAGAAACAAAATGAGAATAGACCAAATTCAATCCCTGTCTGAATTGACAGAACAGGCAGTACAGATTGGTGACATGGAGTCACTGGTGAACATCTACAAAATCATCCTACAGGCAGAGATTGACAATCCATTTATCAATCCAGAAGGATCAGAATGGTTTTGGGTCCAGGTCCCACCTGATATGTGGGAGGGAATACAAAAACAGGCAGAAAATATTTAAACTATAAACTTAAAAAAAACTATGACAACATTCAATCAGTATGTTAGTGTGATGAACACAAAAAATGGGAAAGTCTGTAAGATGACCCATATTGCAGTGAACATCCTCAAAAAACAAAAAAAATGGATCAACCTGGAAATCCTGGAGACTCCTCCACCTATAATCCAGAACACACCTATCAAAGGCAAATTCAAAAAACAACCAGAATCAACAGAAACAACAACTCAAAACACAACAGAAGATGAAAAACTTTGAAACATTCCTCAAAAAAATTGGTGTCAAATCTGACATGATTATCAAACTATCCAGTGATGAAGACATCCAAGTGGATGAACTGGCAAAATCCTGGAAGGACTCATGGAAGGAAGTCCTATCAAATGATCCAGAATTCATTCAACCCATCAAAGATGAGATCAAAGGGACAGAACTCTCCAAAATGGAACACAAAATCAAAAAGACATTTGGTCTGACTTCAGAAGAGATCAAAGACAAAAAGTTTGAGGAGATCCTGGCACTGGCCCAGGATAAATCAAAGACCACATCATCTTCCACTTCAGATGAACTCCAGACAAAAGTGATGGAACTGACCAGGGAAAATAAAAAATTAATGGAGGAAGTCATTCCACAAAAGGAACAGGAGGCCAAAGATGTCCTAAAAAGTTACAAAAAAGACATTGCCATCAAATCCATCCTTGGATCAAAATCATTGATTGTGAAACCAGAGGTGGTCTATCCTGCCATCCAGAGTCATCTGAATTCCTTTTATGATATTGACATGAATGATGATGGATCTTTCATAGTCAAAACAAAGGCAGGACTGAACCCACTCAACCAGGATGGGACAAAGGTGATGTCATTTGAGGAGATTCTGGAGACCCAATTGAGAGATCTCAATGTGATCAAACAATCCAATGGAACACCAGATCCAACACCAAACAGGGCGAGAACACAGACTCTCCAGGCAGAGGGAGGTGAGGCCAAATTCCATCTTCCAGGTCTGAAGGCAGCGCAGGAAAATGTTGATAAAATGTCCCAGATGAGAACATTTGGTAAATAATTTTACTATATTTGGAACCTGGGTCCTGGTCAGACCAAAAATGACCACCTGTGGAATGTGATCCAAAAATCACAACAGGGGATTCAGCCAACCCAAAAATGGCATCATCAAAACCAGTAATGGTGGAGAATGATTCTGTTTTCGGGTTTTTTTTTTGGTCCCAAACCAATTCAAAATTCACTAACATTCTAACTTAAAAAACTGCTAAAAAAATGGCATACACACAAGGCCTTTGTAGTAAACTACAGGCCAACCTTAATGATATTGCAGGGATGAACTCTCCCTCCTTAAAAAGACAAAAAGTAGGGTACACTGATGCACTCATGTCCGAGATCAACAGATCACAGATGATGGCACAAATAGTACCAACTAATGGAAAATTCCGACAAGTGCAGGTGAACTGGGTGGCCCAGGCTTGTGATGATGTTGTATTGGATGATTGTGTGTTGAACTGCACACCAGAAATCAATCCTGCACCAAAAGAGACAATCATCTCTGAATTCAATTGCCTAAAGTACAAAATGGGATTTGATGAAATGGAGATGAGAAAACTATGTGAGGCAGACAATTTATGGGTGGGTCAAAACATTATGAATGCAATGAATGCAATCAATGTCTCTTTAGAGAAGGCACTTTTGGCAGGACAGGCATTGAACTATGGATCTGATGCATCAGGAGTCACTTCTCACCCTGTACCATTGTTTACATCAACTGGATCACCAAATCCAATGGCATGGGCCTATGTGAAACACATCTATGAAGAGATGGGAGCCATGGGAACACCATTGTTGGTTGGTGGTGGAAACTTTGACCTATTTGCAAAGGCACAACAAATTGCCTGTTGCAATTCTGGTGGAATGGATCTATCACGAATGACTGGTGATGCGTATTTCTATCATTCACCATCTGCATCAACTTTGTGGGGATCCACCATGTTTGCTGCTATTGCACCAGGATCTGTTCAGTTAATTACATGGAACAAATATGTGGGTGACTATGCAAAAAGAAATGACTCATTTGAACATGGAACCATTGTTGATCCATTCACTGGATTGGTCTATGACTTAAAAACAAGTTATGATGATTGCACTGAAAAATGGTTTGTTGAACTTAGTTTGAATTACAATCAATTCTTTGTGCCACAAAATTCATCATGTGCAGATGCAGACATCAATGGAACTCTATCTTTTGAAGATTGCAGCACTGACCAAGGAATTGTTTGTCCAGGTTAATTAATTAATAAAAAAAAAGGAGGAAAAATATCATGGCAATATGCAACACATTATGTGCCCCAGATCTACCAGAATCATACACTGGAGGATGTGGCATCACTACCAGACCAGGTGGAATAAAACAAATAATCTTCATCAAATGTGATGAAACATGGGACTGGACTCTTCGGTCTGCCTGGATCACTGCAGTCGCTGCAAACAATGCAGTCTTCTCTGGATTGATTTTGGGTCAAAAACCAAAAGGATCATTCACCAAAAAAAGGGTGGCATCATGTCAACCAGAATCAGTGGTTGGTGGTGAGAAGACTCTCACATTCCAGGACTACAACACAGATTCAACACCTGGTGGTTGTGCAGTTTATGACTTTTGGAATACATTCCAGAGTCAGTCATCTAATTACAAAATGGGATATTATTCCTGTGATGGTTATTTCTATGGCCCCATCAACGATTTCACTATTGAAATTGATGAGGTGATTGAAGACAACAACACAGGGTCAACCTATCTTGATGGGTCACTGGCATGGAACTCAATCACAATGATCTGCCCAGTGGTGGTGGATTTGGATGGTTTGTAGTCCACTGACTAACTCGTTTAAATATTAAAGGGACCCAGGATTTGATTCTTTGGGTCCCTTTATTATTTTTGATAAAATTTAAACAATAAAATCATGATAAACGAAAAACCAAAACTGGAAAATATCAACCCAGTGGTCATTGCTGCAGTGGATGCCATTCACTATGGAATAGGGAGATCCTATGACATCACCATTTTGGTGGGACAGGTAGATGATGACACATGGCCCATCTATTCAATGCAGGGAAGAGACACAAAAGGACTCAATCAGGTAAGGAAAAAAATGGGACTTTTTACCCTGGCAGAAAATGAATCAATCTCTGTAGTCCAGGAATCCTGGAAAGAGACACTCTGCAATGGTGAATCTGTTGTTCTACTTTTTAATAAGTATGCCTATAGGTATAAAGAAAACAAAGAGATTCAGGGAATGTTCAATTGGTTGAAAGAGACCTATCCCAATATCATTGTGGAAAAATGTGAGAATCCAAAATATGACACTTTTTTGATCAGTGGAACATTCACACAAGGAATGGAGATCCCATCACCATCACCAATGGTGGAGGAACCATACAACCCACCATTTCCAGAACTGACTGAAGATCCAGAGTCATGAGTAAAATATTCACCTATCTGATCATCCATTGCACTGCCACTCCAGAAGGGAGGCAAGTGACACCACAGACTATCAGAAAGTGGCACACTGCACCAAAACCATTGGGCAGAGGATGGAAGCAGGTAGGATATTCAGATGTCATCCTTTTGGATGGATCCAGACACAAATTTGTCAAACACAACTTCGACAAATGGATTGATGGTGAAGAGATCACCAATGGGGTGGCAGGAATGAATTCCATCTCCAGGCATCTCTGTTATGTTGGAGGACTGGCACAGGATAAAAAGACTGCAAAAAATACATTGACAGATGCCCAAAATGCAACAATGTCAACTATCATTGCAGAGGTTCTATCCTACAATCCAGATGTGATCATTGCAGGTCACAATCAATTTGACAATAAATCCTGCCCATCATTCTTTGTCCCAGACTACCTGGTCAACAAATGCCTGGTCAAAATATCTGATAAAAATATCTACAAAATAGATCCATTTAACTATGCTCCCAAATTGTCTCAATGACTTCATTGGAGTGAGATGTCTCACCCAAAGTCCAAAATCAGGATTCTACATCAATGATCTGGAAGGACTGAATCTTCGATATGCTGCAGACATAGTGGATTCAGACCATGTCTCTGGACTTGAATTTCTCAAATCCAAAATCTATTTTGCCACCAGTCTGGTCCTGGCAGATTTGACAACCTATGCCCTGCCATACTTCAGAATGAAGTCCATCTTGGATGAGATCCTCGTAGGTGACTGGGGAACTAACAATCTTCCTCCATCAGCATTGGATAGAGGCATGGAATTGAAAATTAAACAATCCAGACTTTTGAAAATCAGAGTCAATTCCATAAAAATAAAAATCCAACAGGTAAACTTTGCCCATTCTGTGGAGATCACTGATGGAGTCAACACCTATTCCTGGCCATTCACTACTGATGCCAATGGAGATGCAGAAATCTTCCCAGACTTCCTCTCTTCATCTGCCTCCATCTATGTGACAATGGATGATACTGCTATCAATGTCAACAACACAAAAGTCAAACCTGGATGCAACTGCACCACCAGAAATTCACAATACATTGTGGCCACTGGATGGAATGGATCATCCTATTCAAATACAACCTATGGACTCATGGTCCAGGCAAATGCAGAATGTTCACAGAATGAACTTGGTTGCATCCTTGCCCACAAACTGGTCTTCCCTATACTTTACAAATCTGGAATTGAAGTGGTGAAGGAATCACTGACCACAGATAGACTGAATTCTATCACCTTGTTAGATTCAGAAAAGGGGGCTTTTTTACTGGAGGAATTCACCAGTCAGTATGAAAAACACATGAAAACTCTCATTGCATCTTTGCCCACTCTGTTGCAGAAGGTGGATGATTGTTGTATCACTTGCAATCAGTCCAGATATGTGCAGGGACTACCATAAAAAAACCAAAAAACAAAAATCATGATTAAAGATCTCAACATTTACATGGCATGTGGATCCTGTGGAGGATCCAAACCCAGACCTGTATCGCCACAAAAACCAATTAGACCAATAAAACCAAAAAGATGAAAATGTATGCAGTGAGTGAGTCTAAAGAGATATTAAATTCTGTCCTCTCTCTGAATCTTAAAAATGAATTCCTACTAATGTTCACAATGGGAGGATTCACCCTTGGGTCAATGTCTTCATTTGTGGTGGACTGGATCTATGACCCTGCCGTTTCCTTCTATGCCCTTATTCTGTTGATCATAGCAGATCACATCAGTGGGATGTATTTGGCGTGGAAAAGAAATGCCTTTGAGACCAGGAAGTCAATCAGGATCCTGTGGACCCTGTTGTCCCACACTGCCTTGTTGGCCTTTGCAAACTCTTTGTCAAAAGGATCAGTTGTTTTATCCTGGATGAATGAGGGAGTCTTTGTCCCACTGGTGATGGTGAACCTGGTGTCACTGATCAAAAATTTGTCTTTGTTGGGTCTGATAAAAAAGGACTTTGCAGGAATATTCTACAAAAAAATAGATGTCTACAAAAATGAGACTCAAAAAAATGCTCCTCCTTCTGGCAATAGGACTCCAAATGATGGTTGTTAATGGTTGTATCAATGCAGAGAGATGTGCAGAGAGATTCCCAGGATCAACCAATATGGTGACCACTTTCATAGACACTACTATCATCACATCCATCAGATCATTTGACACCATTGTGTCTGTGATGAACATGGACACAATCTTTATTTTGGACAAAAAAACTGATGTCCAGATAAAAATAGTTAGACTCCCAGGAGATTCAATCTGGGTGGAACCACTCTGTCCATCAGACACCATCACCATTGAGAAGATCAGAACAGAGACCACCATTGAGAGAATTCAGACCCTTGCAAAAAAAAAGGAGATCTATTGGACATTGGCATTCATCATTGTGGCAATCTTTGCCCTGGGCTATTTGATACAATCATTAAAAAAATGACATGACATTTGACCAGGCTGCAAAATTATTAAAGAATATCACTATCTCTTTGAATCAACAAAGTGGTGACATTCTTTTGGCAGCAGCCAAAAACCTTGAGGGCAGATACAAACAGAGGATATTCAACAAGGGTCTGAATTCAGAAGATAAGTTGATCTCATCTGACTACTCATCCCAGTGGGCCAGAATCAGAAAAATTGGAAGGCCAGTGAAGGGGACAAAAGGGGCACAGAGAAAATCACCCAGAGGACTACAGACTGGATATGTTGACCTATCATTCACTGGATCATTGATGGGATCCATCAAAGTCCTCAAATCTGGTGATTCAGTGGTTTTGGCAATTGACAATGATACAGACTACCAGAAGGCAATAGGCAATGAGATCATCCAGGGCAAAAAAAAGGGTGGAGGACAGATGGAGATTTTTGAACCAACAAAAAAGGAAGAGATTGCAACTCAAAATTATATTGATGACCTGGTCACAGAAAAAATAGATAAGATACTCTCACAATTTATTTGACAATATGAACACACAAATCCATGACTTTTTAGAGATGATCTGCAATGAGATCATCAGATATGTCCCAGAATTTAACAAGTCCATTTTTTTGGCCAGAATTGATGATGAGGGCAGAATCCTAATGCAAACATCACCAACATCCAATGAATTCAAATGGGCAGGAATCTCTGACACAGAGAGTGACTACTTCTACATCAGACACAGGGATGGTGGGGAGATCTTTTTTGAGGAGTCAGCAAATGGGAAAAATTTCACCTGTAACCACAAAAGGATGTTGACCAGGTATGAATTGAGACTGGTGGCCTGTGGCAAAGGCCTGGATCCATACAACCTGGAGGAGAGAATCAGATTGGGACTCATGTCCTGCAGGATTCCAGATCAACCAGACATCAAAGGCATCCAGATGATTCCCAGAAGGAGTCAGATTGATTCCATTCAGGTGATGAAAGATGAGGTCCCAAAACCAAAACAATTTGACAAAAATCTCATCTTTGTTGCAGTGGACTTTGATCTGACGTTTGAAAAATCTTATTTTTGATAAAATTTAAAAAATAAAATCATGAATTGCAATTGTTCAAAAGACCTTGGATGTTTTATGTCATGTGAGAATATTGATTTTGGATTTCAAAGTCCCTGGCCCAATGGAACACAGGTGACATTTGAGATCTGGGCAAATGGGGGATTTCTCACCCAGACATTCACTTTCAATTTAGCAGATCAGATCCTGATCCCCTATGTATTCAATGAGAATGGAGAGACCATGATCAAAATCCAGGTCCCTGCAGCCTACTCACTAACATACTTCACTCATGTCACTATTGATGGGGCCTGTATGTTTATGGCCAAAGGAATTCCAGGAATTTGTCAACCACTCACATCATGTCTATAAAAAAAGAAGACAAAGAGATCATCATTCCAACTATGCCCATTTTGATGTTGATCATTGGAATGGTCATAGGACTTTGCATGGGCATTTTTGTTCAGATGAAGTCAAATGGTTTTATGATGGTGGCACTGGTGGCCACAACATCATCCTTCCTGTCTTTTTTTCTACAATTTACCTACCAACCAGGTCACATCTTTGGATGGTGGATCAGATGGATTGAGAAGTATTGGAGAGACAATCCCAAAAACCCATTGGGATTTTTAGCAAACCCACTGGGACTTTGTGCTTTTTGCCAAAATATATGGGTGACACAGGCATCATTTTTAATTGCATGGTGGCACTTTGATTTGTCCCTTTGGTGGTTTATTCCATGTGTGGTCCTTTCGCACATGATATTGACAATTATCTCAAAACTATTGTGGGAGGAATAACATGGCAAAAAAATCAATCAACCAGGTAGTCAAAGAACTTGGATCAAAATATGAGAAAGTCAACCAAAGACCTGCCTGTTGTGGATCTAAGGCATCATGGGAAAATGTTTTTGGTTCAGGAGGAGAACCTGTCCCACCACCCTGTTGTGGTGACTTTGGCAGAGATTCTCCATATTTTGGTGTGACCACTGCACCTGTTGGAGATCCCTCTATGATTTCAGATTCATGGTTTGCTCTTGGAACTGAATGCTCTGTCCTTTTCAAATTTGTAGCAACTGCCACAAATCTTTTGAATGATCCTGTGGCAGTAATTCATGTATCTATTGGTGGTATAATTTATGATTTGACTTGGGGAATTCCCAATTCTCTGTTGGTCAATCCAGGAGATGAGGTCTTCTTTATTTTTGATCACACCAAAGAAATATGCAATGAGGCCTACATGAATGTTGTGAATATGACCTGTCCGATTAACTATTTTAATGTCATGGCACTCTATTTTGGAGATCCTCCATGTAGAGGATAAAAATTGACCCATCACAAATGATTTTAAATTGACATTTAGTGAAAATAAAATCACTGAATGTCAATGACTTTGCCATAATCTGCAAAAAAAACTAAAATAAAATTGCAATAAAATTTGCAGAATTGAATCCCTGATCTATATTTGCATCCAATAAACAAAAAAAAACAGACAACATGAAAAATTTAAACAAGACCACAACACCAAAATCATTGATGAATCTGGACTCTGTCTACAACTTCCTGGGACAATGGATAGACAAAATGATTTTTCAAAATGATATGCCCTTTTATTTTGTTGATTGTGACATGGAGAACATCTACGTCTCTACAGATGATCTTCTTCTTGCAGAGAAAATCTTTGATCATCCCAATATGACCATCAGACAACTTCAATGTGTTGTGACAACATACATCTTCCAGGATGATGTGAAAATTACCAGAAAAGGTGGATTTCATTGGAATCTTTCAAACATTAAAAACTAAATTTAAAAAGTCCACCAGGATCCTTTCCTGGTGGACTTTCATTGATCTACTCACCCAAAAAAAACAACATGACACAAATCAAAATCTACACCTATCAACTTCAACAACTTCCAGAAAAATGGATCCTTGGTGATTTCACAGGAACTGCAGAGGATGCCTACAAATTCCTCATCACATCTTATAAAAAAATTTATCCTCAAAGAGTCACAGAAGTCATCCAGGATGGGAAGGTCACCCAGATCATTTCCAAGGCAGGTGAGATCATCTGGAATGGTGAGTATTTTATTGGATTGGGGTCCAGTGGACTCTTATTGAATATGATTGGGGATGAACCCATCATCTATGTGGAATCAGAAGGTGGAACTCCAGTGGAGGTGACCATTGAGTCAGACATCCAGGAAGACACCCAGTCTCTGCAGATGATTAATTATGACATGAATTTTCTGGGGACATATAAGATGATCAACATGGATTCAACAAAGTGGGAGATCTTTAGATCTTTGGGAGAAACAAAGAACAACTGGAAAAAAATTGGAATTGTGGAGTCAGAGATAGAGGACTATTCCCAGGTGATCAAAGTCATGGAGAAGTCTGCCCAGATGGCCCAGGCTCTGGATGTGATTCAGATGTGGGGACCCACCATCCTTTCACGATTAAACAAAATTGAGGGAGAGATTTTCAAAGATGTCATCCTGGATGTTCACGAAATCCTTCAGCAGATAAAAAATCCAAAAGAAGAGTGATTTTTCATGAACTGCCCCAGATAGAATTTTCCACCCAGGGCAGTAACAACATAAAATCAGACTCACAAAAATACAACTCATCATGAACAAATTGGAATTTCTGTGGATCTTATTACTAATACTTTCATTTATCAACACACTAATAAATTCAAACATGAAAAAATCAGAATTCCTGTGGATCTTATTCCTGGTCATTGCGATAACATTCAATATTCTGGGAGTGGTCCTGGAGATTGACATTCTATTCTGGATCACTTTGGCATCAATGATTTTTGCCTGGATTCATTTATCATTTAAAAAAACAACTAAAAAATAAAAAAAACATGAAAACTAATAACATCTTCAATTGCATTGCAGTAATAATGATAATGATGAGCAGTGGCATTTGTTCATTCGCACAAACACCAATTAGTGGGGCAGGTAGATTGTGGCAAGGAGGATTCCCTCCCATCACTCCATCAACATCATTCTCTAACAACAGAGATATTTGGCAGGACACAATTGGGGTCAAATCCTATGTGTGGACTGGATCAAAGTGGCGTGAATCCCCTACTCAATTAGGAAAGGGAACCAATGGAACCAATGGAACCAATGGAACCAATGGAACCAATGGGGTGGATGGTGTTTGTCCATCCTGTCCACCATCTGGAACAGGAAACATTGGCAATGTTCGATGGGTCACTACATGGTCTGAACTATCGAGCGCATTAACCGATAACAATATCAGATCAATTAACCTTGCTAATAATATTACTCAAAATGCAAAGGTTAGACTCCCTGCCAACCTTAATACTATTAAAGAGATCAATGGTCATGGCTTTGATTGGGTGATACCCTCCACAGTTGACACAGGATTGGTTCGTACTTATGCCTCATTAAGCGAGGCGAATGCGGGTATTGATATGCAGTTAAGACTTACCAATATATCATTCAAAGGAAGTGGTCGTAATAACGTAGCCTTATCTATCCAAGCCTCCTACGGTTCACGAATCGAAGGGTGTAGATTCTATGATTTCAAGACTGCCTTTTATGGTGGATGGACTATGGGAACTATCATTGACCAATGTTTCTTTTGGGAGAATAATACCTCAATCGATTTTGACTATGCTCGGTTTTCGGGTGGAAGCAATTCAGCGTCACAGTCGAATCATTCCTCCGTATCCAACTGCAAGTTCAGACATTCAGCAGGGCAATTTGCAGCGATCAAAGC